GTGCTACAGGCACACAAGGAACCACTGGCGCTACAGGTGTTGCAGGCCCTACTGGTGCCATTGGTACTACAGGTGCTACAGGTGTAGGCATTACCGGTGCTACGGGCGCAGCAGGTACAGACGGTGCCACTGGTGCGACAGGCGTTACAGGTGTCCAGGGGGCTACTGGTGCGCAAGGTACGACAGGTCCTACCGGTGCTACAGGTGCCAGAGGATCTACCGGAGCAACAGGCATTCAAGGCTCAACGGGACCAACTGGTGACCAAGGCACAACAGGTCCTACGGGACCTACAGGCCCTACTGGTGTTAAAGGTGCCACAGGTGCTTCTGGCATCCAAGGTGCTACAGGTGCTACAGGTAACCAAGGTATTCAAGGCCCCACAGGCTCCTCTGGACCCACAGGCCCTTCTGGATCCATCGGTATTACAGGTGCTACAGGTACACAAGGCCCCACAGGTGCTACAGGTGACCAAGGAACAACAGGTCCTACAGGCATTGCTGGCCCCTCCGGTCCTACAGGCCCCTCTGGCCCCACAGGCCCCGTTGGTGCAACTGGCAGCCAGGGAACAACGGGTCCCTCTGGTCCTACAGGCCCAAGCGGTCCTCAAGGTGTAACCGGTCCAATTGGTATTACAGGTGCGACGGGTGTTGCAGGCCCTACTGGTGCTACAGGCGTACAAGGAGCAACGGGTCCCATTGGTATTACGGGTGCCACAGGTATTGCAGGCCCCACCGGATCTTCTGGCCCCACCGGCACACAAGGTAGCACTGGTGTTACAGGCCCTCAAGGCACAACAGGTGCTACAGGTGCTGCCGGCATTTCAGCCAGTGGTCGCATTTGGTATTTCAGTCAAACCAACTCTGATATTTCAGGTTACGAATCTTTGATTCCTGATATCCCGGATAGTGCTCCGCAAGATGACATGACCGCTGTTACAAACAGTGGAGCTGGTGAAGTTTTAATTGAAGAGTTTGCTACTGAAACAGGCGATCCAGGTATTGAGGAATTGCCTCCGGGCGAATACCAAGCTCGTTTCTGGTCTTACGTATCTGATACCACCGGTGATACACGACTGGTGTTTCGTGTATACAAACGAAGCACAGGAGGCACTGAAACAGAAATTTTTGTAGTTGAATCACCAGAGATCAATGCAACATCCAGTAGTTACTACACTGAGCTTGCTGTTCTCACAACGCCATATACCGATATTTCTGTAACTGACCGTATTGTTACCAAGGTTTATGCCAAGACAACTAACGCATCTAATGTCACTGCACACTTCTTGCACTCCGGTAATACACCAAGCTCCTGGCTGACAGCCATTACCTTGGGTTACGTTGGACCGCAAGGTACCACAGGACCCACTGGCGCATCGGGCCCCACAGGTCCTTCTGGTGTCACCGGCGCTACTGGTGCGCAAGGTACGACAGGTGCTACGGGTGTTGGTATCACTGGTGCTACAGGTGTCCAAGGAAGCACAGGTGCTACAGGTGTTACTGGAACAACAGGCCCGACAGGTGCTACGGGGGTAGGCATTACCGGTGCCACTGGTGTTCAAGGAACCACGGGTCCTACGGGTGTAGAAGGACCCACTGGCCCTACAGGTGCCACTGGAGTTGGTATCACTGGAGCTACAGGTGTTGGTATTACCGGTCCCACTGGTATTGCCGGCCCAACAGGTGCAACAGGTGTAGATGGCCCCTCTGGCCCCACCGGTCCATCTGGCGCTACAGGCATTGGTATTACTGGCGCTACAGGTGTTGCCGGACCTTCTGGTGCCACAGGTGTTACAGGTGCCACTGGCGTAGGTATTACCGGTCCCACTGGCGCTACTGGCGTAGGTATTACCGGTGCTACAGGTGTTGCTGGTATTACGGGCGCTACAGGTGTCACCGGTGCCACGGGTGTCGGCATCACAGGTGCCACTGGTGTCGCTGGTAATGATGGAGCTACTGGTGCTACTGGTGCTACAGGTGTAGGCATTACGGGTGCCACTGGTGTTGCCGGCAGCGATGGTGCTACAGGTGTTACGGGTGCCACAGGTGTAGGTATTACAGGTGCCACAGGTGTTACAGGAGACCCAGGCGCTACGGGTGTTACCGGTGCTACAGGTGTCGGCATCACAGGTGCCACTGGTGTCGCTGGTGTTGATGGCCCTACCGGACCAACAGGCCCCACGGGTGCATCAGGACCAACTGGGGCAACAGGTGTCACAGGTGCAACGGGTGTTACCGGACCAACAGGTGCTACAGGTCCAGCATCACCTAAAGCGGTTACAATCTTAAACCCCACAACATCTGAAAAACTACCAATTTTTTATACTGCAGCAGGCATTACAATTAGTCGCATTGAATCTCTGGTTTCTGGAACATCTCCCAGTGTTACCTTCTCTGTGCGCCATGGTCCAGACTTTAGTGTCACTGGAACACAGGTTGTAAATGCCGGCATCACAGTTACAAATACGACGACAGGCTTATCGACAACAGCATTTGATAATGCAACAATTACAGGGGATAGCTTTGTCTGGATTTCAACTTCTGCGACTGCTGGTACAGTTGATCTTTTACATGTCACTATACTGTTCTGATTATGACAGCTTGGACGTTAGTTGCAGTAGGTGCCGCATCAACATCCGCTGTTGGTGGTAACTTAACCATCACACTGCCAGCAGGTGGTCAAAAGGGAGATCTTTATGTGGCGGTGATTGCCTATAGGAGCACGCCAGCATTTACAGGTCCAGCAGGCTGGACAATCCACCAACAACAGTCATTAGGTAATACAAGCACAACAACAAACACATCGATTGGCTCTGGTTTGATTGCCTCAATTGTTAGAGGTGACGCTGCACCTGGTAATGTCTTTACAAGAACAGCGGGTGATGTTGCCTTGGGACGCATACTAATTTATAGAGCAAGCAATGGAAGGCCTGTTTTTATGGCATCATCTTCCAGTACTGCTGCAGCAAACGCTACCGCATTATCAACTGCTGCTATTAACGTAATCAGTAAAGATACGTTGATCATTGCTGGTTTTTGCGGAGCAGACAACACGACAGTATCCATTTTTGATGCTACAGATCCAGCTACTGCAAGCGCAGCAACAGATACAACGACTCCACCAACGGCAGGTAACTGGTACGAACGAGCTGATAGCAACACCGCCACAGGTGCTGACACTGCTTTAGGTATTGCAGATGGTGTGAAAGCAACAACAGGTAGCACAGGCAACATCATATGTACGGCAGGTAACTCCTCCCGTCATGTCATGGTTGCTGCTGCATTTTACGTTCGGAAGCGCTATGTTTTAGCTACTTGATTTGTAGCTATGGCAAAACCGCGTTTGCATTTGGTTGGTATTTTTCATACCAAAGCACAACTTGCTTTTTCTCACTGTGCATTCACGGGAAAAGCATTGCGCTTTCCAAAGATGATGCAAGCGCAAGGCTATGAAGTTTTTGAGTACGCAAACGAAGGAAGTGAAGCTGGTGCCACAAAGCACATCACCATGCTTACACACGATGAATATGACTTCTTTTATGGCGAAAGGAAGAAAGTAGATTTCTATGGAGATGACGCTACGGTTGGAAGCGAAGCTCATCAAGTGTTTGAAACAAAATTAATCAAAGAGATGAAGCAATATGTGGAAAAAGAAGATATCATCTGCCATCCATTTGGCCATGCACATCAGATTTTAATGTCCGAATTCCCTAACAATCATCACGTAGAAACAGGGATTGGATATCCGACTCTTATGCCAAATAGCTTTCGCATTTTTGAGTCATACGCCTGGATGCATCATCACCAAGGGCAAGAAAACCGACAAGGAAAAAATTATGAGTGGGTTGTTCCAAACTACTTTGACATTGATGAGTGGGAACCAAAGCATGAACCGGGTAAATACCTTGCTTTCCTTGGACGCATTTGTTCCGTTAAAGGGATGGACACCATACTAGAAATTGCCAAACACAGCCCATGGCCAATTGTTATCCATGGTCAAGGTGATCCGTCCCCTTGGAGTCATCCCAACATTCATTACGGTGGCCCGATTTCCGGTAAAGCGCGTTCCGACTTTCTGCGTAATGCACGAGCTGCGTTAATGCCAACAAACTTTACCGAACCATTTGGTGGCAGTGGCGTGGAAGCAATGCTATGTGGCACACCGTTGATTGCAGTTGATTATGGTGCGTTTACTGAAACAATTGCAGATGGCATTACCGGATTTAGGTGTCATACGCTCCAGGACTGGCTTGATGCGATTGTTAAAGTTGATGACCTAGATCGCACCGTTGTTTCGTTTGCTGCACGCAACCGGTACAGCCTGGAAGCATGCGGCAGAAAGTATGACAAGATTTTCCAGGATATCAATACTTTATGGCGTAAAGGATGGTATGAATTGCGTGCTACATCACAGATTAATTACGATGATCTTGATGTAGAAGAACGTCCGTTCGCCAAGCGTTTGGCAAGTTGGATTAACGACAACCTTTATCCATCACACGTATTAGATCTTGGATGCGGACCAGGTACTTATGTTGATTGTTTTACTGATCTTGGAGTCGATTGCATTGGTTACGACACTGATATTCGTGTCGAAGGTAAAGATCGCCTTCTTTGCAAAAGTCTTTTTGATCTTGAGCATTCTGCACCTGTCGTCCTTTGCATGGAAGTGGCAGAGCACATTGATGGAAGTAAGAACCAGCAAATTGTTGACACAATGCATCAAGCACTGGAACCTGATGGCCTGTTAATTTGGACTGCCGCCAAACCTGGCCAGGGAGGTGTTGGTCACATTAACTGCCAAACCAAAGAATACTGGGCGGAAATGCTAGACAACACTGGATTGATTCGCGAACCAGAGATTGAAACCGAACTGATCTCGTTTATTGAGAAAGGTTATCACATGGGTTGGTTTATTCAAAACCTTTTGGTCTATCGCAAATAAAAAACGGCCTTGCAAACACAAGACCGTTTAGTTCCCTCGATTCCCATCGTAAACCAGTTGGTTCAGACAGTAACCTCTGCTTGCAGTTGCTGTTTACGCAGATGCTTCCTCACTGCTGCTACATTCCAGCAGTAGCTGTCCCTGGAGCGAGTCTCAGGAAATGCGGCATAATGGGGCCCCAGCTTAAGGGTGCCATCATCCCGGTACTTAAACAGGGTCTTTTTGTCAATGCCGAGAAGTTCTTCGGCTTGCTGGATGGAGACCCAGCCGGGATGCTTCGCCATAGGTAAGCATTGTGTACTTGCATACCCTATAGCCCGTCAACATCTTGTCAAGGGATTTAAGAAAAGCTTTATCTCTTTGTTTATGCAAGGAAACATGAAGTGAAATTAGAATAAATTAACGGCAACCCAGAGTATGTTTTGCAGCCAGCATGAGCCTCTCGCCCTGCTAGTTGAATTAAAACCAAGTCTTGCCAAGAAACGATTTCGTGAAGAAATATATAAAGCCTGGGACCATAAATGTGGATATTGCGAAAGTGCCGCCACAAGTTTGGACCACATTATTCCCAGGTTTAAATCAGGGTCCTCTAATCGGAATAATCTAATTCCTTGCTGTAGGAGATGCAATGCAAACAAAGCATCTAATGCAATGGAAGCATGGTACAAACAACAAGAGTTCTTTACAGAAGAAAAATTCGCTAAAATAAAAAACTGGGTAGAAAATGAAATCATCGATCTATCTAGCTTCATTTCTTATCACGTTGCTTGATAATGGCCTCTTTTAATATCGCAGCTACTGACCAGAAGCCATTATTAACTTACGTCGAAACAGAAGACGCGGAAGAAAATGCAATAGCCTCTGAACTTGTATCACGTTTAAATAATTCGACCCCTGGTACATACAAACAAATCTTGTCAAGTATTCAAAATAAATATGGAGAAGAAACAGTTAAAAAATATGTTGATACAGGTGCACTAAACACGCTCAATCAGTTTTACAAACAAAAGAATGTATCGGTTAAATGGGACCCGTCCCAGGCGGCAAAGCCCCCTGCCGGCGAATTTGATTCAACTTATTACGGACAGCAGGCTCCACAAGTTGTACAAAGTTGGAATGATGCACAGAAGTCAGTGAAATTTGGCGGCCAAGAGTTGCCTGATTTAGATATTACGGAACGGTATGATCCAAATACATACCTTCAATACCATTACACAACAACCGGAAAATACGATGGGTTGAGGGCAAATCCAGTGCAGGAAACAGCAGCGGCTAAAGCATATAAAGAAAACTGGGTACCAACAGACCGTGAACAACAGTTGATGCGTGATGCATTGGCTCGACCTACAGAAACAGGTGTTTCTTTATTAGAGCAAAGTGTTCAACAATATGTTGACGAATCAGGAGAAGTACGTTTTCGTTCACTCGTCTCTGACTCGTTAAAAGAAACAATCAAGGAATTAAAAAAAGCAAAAGCAAAGGAAACGCAATATGACATGCTCAAAACCATGCCTGAATTTTCTGAGATTTATAACCTCAATACTTCATTGACTGACTCCATCATGGGAGATTCGGGCATTGGAGGTTATTTAAACCTAACTGGAGGGGCAGAATCTGAGCAAAAATTTAAAACCAGTATTTCAAAAGCAATTGGATTTGGTAATAACGTTGAGTACAACTGGCAACAATGGTTTGACAACGCATTGGCAAAACGATATGAAACCATGGAATCAATTGCGGATCCTGGAGATGTCAATACTCAATACAAACTTGATAAAGAATTTGCAACTAAATATGTCAATGACTACCTAAAGCCTAGGTTTAATACATCAAAATCCATGTCGGAGTTTATAAGCTACATGGATGTACAGGCAAATGAAGAGAACGTTTTGCAAACACAAACAGTGTCAAACAAATTGAAAGAACTTGCGACAATAAAAGCGGAGTCATATATTGGCAACTTAGGCGCACAGGGTTCGTTACGTTATTTTGATCCAGAGTTTTATTTCAATCCCACTGGGAATCCAAATAAACAAGATGCGTATTCGCGTCAGGCGCAAGATGTTAACACGGCATGGGAAAAAGCAAAAACAAATCCCGATACTTTGGTTAATACGGGTACAGAAGCATCAAGAGAAGATGGGCGCACTTGGGGACAGTTGGCATATCAATATGGAATTGACTTGAATAATAAAGATCAATTTGCCAAGTTACACTATGAAACACTAGGTAAAACTCAAAATTATGACGGTGCTTCTGACACTGTTACAGGTGATGATTTAGTCAATTTTATCCAAGGAGATTTGGCAACTGCATTAACAGCGGCAGATCAAACATACGGCTCAAATGTATTTTTGGAATTTGTTACTCCAGAGCAGATTGCAGAAGGGTTACTTGGAAATATAGACCCAGTTAAAACACCCGAACAATGGAAAGAAACTTTAAAAAAATACAACATCAGCGATGTGGGGCAGCCTGTGGAAGAAGTGAAAAAACTTCTTATCCAAACAGTGCGTACTGCCCCAGCGGAAACCATCCGTTCTTCAATTGAAGAGTTAAACAAACAAAAGAAAAAACCTACACAGAAATTGTTGGGTATTGAATATATCCAACGACCTGAAGACTACAAAACAATAGATGCCAAAGGAGAAACGCAACTATATTCAGTATTTAAAAATGCAGGATATGGCGGTACGGAAGATGAATTTTATACTGAGTTTTTCCCAGATATTGACAGGAAAGAACAAGTTACTTTAACGCAAGCAGCTACGAGTGGAAAAATAGGAACAAAAATTGACACCTCTGATCCCTTTGCAGCTGTAACAAGTTTTTCCGGTTTGCTTGAGGATGAAGAAGAAACAAAACCTAAAACAAAAAAAGCAACAACAGAAGAAGAAGAGGATACAACGGATTCTTATTTTAGACTATTTGGAGATGAAACTACGACAAAATCCAAGTCAGGGCAAAACATCTTGGATGAGTTCACATCTATGTTTAGTGGTTTTAAATAATGTCTGATAAAGCACGTAAAGCATCAAAAGCCGCAAAAATACACAAAGACTCAATGTCTTGCAATAAGCCCAGGCGTACCCCTGGGCACCCAACCAAATCGCATGTTGTTAAAGCGTGTAAAGGTGGGGAGGAAAAAATTATCCGTTTTGGACAGCAGGGTGTAGAAGGCGCTGGCAAAAATCCACAGAGCGCCAAAGATAAAGCAAGAAAAAAATCGTACTATGCCAGGCATAATGCCCAAGATTCAAACCCAAGCATCATGTCTGCCAGATACTGGAGTCACCGTGTAAAGTGGTAGGGCTAATCATCTAGATTCATGGCGAAGCCCAAGTCATCCTCATCAATTAAAATTGAGTCCAAGCCTAAGCTCACGAGACAGGGAGACGGCAAGCACTCAAAAGCAAGCCATGGCCGCAAATTAAATCGCGGCCAAGGTAAATAAATTGTGTATGATTGGAAGTAATTACAGTTACTTCCATGTCGGATTTTTCTGCAGCTATCAACATCATTCGTAAATACGAAGGATTTAACGAGAAGGCTTACGCAGATCCGACCACTGGTGCAGAACCTTATACCATCGGGTATGGAAGCCAATTCTATCCCGATGGTTCTCCCGTTAAAAAAGGACAGTGTTGCAGTAAACAAAAAGCACTGGAGTATTTGTTTCACGAAGTCAGCGTCATTGACACTCAACTCTTAAAACTTAATTTGGGATTAGATGTTTCCATGAGGCAAGCATTGATCTCTTTTGTTCATTCCATCGGCTGGGAATCTTTCCTTTACAGCCATGTTATCGATGCAATTGAACACGAAGATTTTTGTAATGTAACTGAAGAAATGGGACGTTGGATATTTAACGCAGAACACAGGGTTGTTGGCGGTCTTCTGGACCGTCGCCGCGAAGAAATTAGCTTGTTCCTCCAAGAAATTGATGCTAATCCCTGGTCCTCAACCGAAATTTTGCTGACGGCATTCCGCAATTACACCGCAGCGCCACACGAAGTACGTGCCATCAGACAGTTGGAAGAAAGCATCAGTCCTTATATCCTGTCGCAATTTGCCAACGATTTTTGTATTGACGAAAACCCCTGGTCTGATTTCAGCCACGATGACGCAGATCTTGTATTTAGCGGCTAGGCTTAGAATAATTGCATTTAGAACATGCAGAGCGGAATGGAGCGTTCAGTAGAGCCAAGGGAATTTGAGCTTCCATTAGAACTGCAGTTCTCAATGCGTAAGGCAGAACTTTCTGCTCAAGAGATGACATGGGAGGAACTTTACTGCGCACTCCTCAATCTGTACCACCAGCGGCTGATGGAATGGTACGCAATTAAATCTTTGATGGAAGATGAGAACATCTCCATTGATTTTGATATCCCAACAGAAATTGAGTTAGCGGAACTCGCCGCCGCCTGTATTGACGACGACGAGGACGAAGATGAAGATGAGCTTCAACCTTTTTGAATCTCATCTAAATCAATAAGGCGGTTGAGGTACCACTGTGCTTTTTTGAGTGATTCTGTCCCGCCTTTATGCGACTCACGCCAAATATACTTTATGCAATTTCCTTTGCAGTAACCACGGAATTCTTCAGTGGTTAAAGCCGCTTCAATTGCTTCGATGCATTCAATGCTTCCATCTGTGTAGTGCGATGGATGATTAACCACATCTTCCTGGAGCACAGGGGCCTCTTCTTTTGTTAGCCAGGGTACCGGACAAACACCGTCCTTGCAACCGGAATCTTCTTCTACCGGTTTGAAAAACGGCATTGGCACTGGTTCTACCGAGT